CCAATGTGTGAAATGCGATCTACGCCGTCATGTGGGAAGTCCATGAATGCAAGATCGCCGATCTGTGGATCTGTTTCATGCCATCTAGAGACTTCTTTGAGCTTGTGTGCTCCCATTGCGGTGCTGACCATTGATGGAAGCTTGATGCCAGCGGTATGAAAGCACCAATTGACGAAAGATCCGCACCACGGCAATCCATCTGCTTTTGTAAATTTGCCGTACTTTGTAAGGTTATCGCCTTCTTCAATTGTGCCGACTTCTGCCAATGCTACTTCTACGACTAGCGCAGCTGTGCCCTCTGGATAGTTCATGCCAATGCAGCTTTTAATTCATCAATTGATAGGCCAACCGAAGCCAATTTGTCAGCTACAGAAAGTTCTTTTGTATGCGCCACATGTGCAGCAACAATAGAAATTGCTTTTGCTTCATCCTTTGGATCAATGTCAATCCACAAATTACCGTCCGCATCAATGCTTGGGACATCGGCCGCGATAATTCCTTCTACAGCAAGCTCATCAATCAATTGCTTTCCATCAAGTGTCTTAGGTTGTTTGAATTTAATGTTCATGATTTTCCTTATCCAATCTTCACAGCGGTGATGTGGCTTGCGTTAGTTCCAGCCGAGTTTGTTGGTGCTGTTGCTCTAATACTATGAAGATTCTGTGAGCTTGCAACGGATACCTTGTAGGCGGTTGAACCTGTTGGAGCAACTACTCCGCTGACCGTCATTGAAGTTGTGCCTCCCGTTGGTGCTGTACTTTCCAAAGATGATGAAACGGTTGTGCCGTCCCATAATTTCGCAGTATTTCGACCACCTGTTGATGCTCCATCTTCGATAGTAACTTGAGCAATAATTAACCATGTTCCGGCAGCTAAAGTTATTGACGGGCCATCGTAATAAGTGTTCGCATTTGTCATTGTTACATTTGAACCAAGATCAGATGATTGCGATGTCAATGAGCTAGAGGATCCTGTAGCCCACGCCGGCAGTCCTGCAACTACTGTCAAGACTTGACCAGTTGTGCCAATCCCCAGACGAGAAATTGCTCCTGATCCTGTGCCGTAAATTGTGTCGCCGTTTGTAGTTAATGTGCTAATTGTCGGCGTCGTTAATGCTGGCGATGTCAAAGTCTTATTTGTAAGAGTTTGAGTGCCGGTGAGCGTTGCTACTGTGCTATCGATGGCTACTGTCGGAATCGGGCCAGTCGGTGATGTAACCGAGATGCCTGTGCCTGCCGTAATAGCTGTGAGATCACCTTGATCATTTGCAATCCATGTAAAGTCCAAATCTGTTGCAGAAGTCTTTGCAAGAATCTGCCCAGTTGTGCCACCTTTAAGGTCAACAAGCGATGCATCAATGCCATCGCCAAGAGCTTCAATTGCTGTTGCGCCGTCTTTGACAAGATCGGTGCTTGTTGGCACCGGCCAGCCAAAATTGGGAGTTGTAGTTGCCATTTATGCCACCGATCCTATTGCGTCTTCCCATGTGAGTGTAGGGCTGATTGTATTCCATGACTCTGAAGCAGACACTTGATCCCATCGGAGTGTCACGGCAGAGAATTCGATTGGTGATGCGTTGATAACGACCGAGAGCGCATTGTAAGAAGCTCTAAAAGTCCAGCCTTCGACATAGCCCTGAAAGCTTGAATCGACGATGTTCGGCGGTAAGTCTGTAATCCATAGCGGCAAGCCCATAAAGATGTTCAACAGCGCATCGCGATCGCTGTCATCAATTTCTGGCGATCCCAATGGGAATTCAATTGAGTCAAAGAATGCTCGGGGATAAGATTTCAGCTGTAATCGTCGAGCTGCCACGGATGCAGCTTGTGTTGCATCGTGCAGATTAGTGTCAAAAATTTCAGCAAATTTCCCATACTCGGCTACAGAAGCAAGATCGCTAACTGTCAAAGTCGAACTGGATCCATAGTTTAGAGTAATGTAATTTCGCACATCGCCGGAGCGAGTAATCGATCGCAAGCCCACGCCAATTGCATCGTTGGCTGAGATTGTTGTGTAACCGTAAGTCGAAAGATAATTTTGTCTATGAATAGCGTCGGCATAACCAATTCGCCCAGATGAGTCCTCGTATAAATAACCGAGTCCGGACTCTGCAATTTGTGAGCAAAGTGTGTACATCGATACCGGATCAGCTCCACGATTAACCATCTCGTATTGTCCAGGCTGATCTATCTCACCTAGTCCAATGTTTTCAGCATTCGCCCATGTTGTCGTTGGATTGTAGTTATACCATTGCAAAGCTGGAGCAACTTCATTCCAATTGTTCAAAAGCAGATCCGAAAGAATCGTGTAGATCTGAGTGCCGTCATAGGCTCTAGCTAATGAAATGTCCCAGTTAGATCGAGCGACTTTTGACAAAGCTCCAAGAGCTGTGATTCTGGCTGTAGTTACATAGCCAACCGATCCGGATGATTGCACCGATATTTCAAGATCCGAGATGAATCCGCCATAGAGATTGACATAAGTGCCAACAGAGTTCTTGATCGAGATAAGGATGTCTGTGCCAACGGTGAATGGATAAGAATCGTTCTCAAAGTTTATAAGCTCTACATAACCATAACCGGCCACAGGTTGTTCATAGATTGATGTACGACCGGATGTAATGTTGAGATTGGCAATTGTGTTTTGACTGTAATCAATGCCATCAATCAAGATCCGCCATTCGGGCTCCCAAAGCGTCACGATGCAAAGGCTCCTGCGCCCAATGTGCCTCGATAGGATGAATTGTTGAGAATGTTGATGATTGTGCGAGCTGTGCCTTCTGGATCAATTGCGCCGTTCACGGTGATGTTATAGACCGCTCCGCCACCACCACCGCCTAAACGATTATTTGGAATGATGCTGCCGCTGCTAGACGGCATGAAGAGCTCTGGGCCACGCTCGCCGACAAGATAGGTTGTGCCACCGGAGACAGGGCCACCGGCAGCTTTACCGCCGCCAAATACGCGATCAAATAATCCTGAAATTCCTTGCACAATTGGATTGTCTTTGACCAGCTGGATGAATTGTTTTACCTTGCCAATTACATCATCAAAGAATCTAATAACGCTGCCAAGACCTGAAATCAAGGCTGAGATTGCAGTTCCCAAAACATCAAATGCAACCTTCAGGATTGTTCCTATTGCTGGAGCAAGATTATCCCGCACAAAGCCCGCGACTGATTTGAATAAATTAAACAAAGGTTGTAGATCATCGCTGTTGGCATTTATTGCATCTTTGATTTTATTGAAAGCCGATGAAAGTCCTGCAAGAGCTGGGCCGAAAACATTTGCAAAGAATGGGATTACATAGTCGAATAGATAACTGTAAAAAGCTTTGAATGCCGGAATAACAAAATTTGTTAAAATGTCTTTGACACCATTGAGCGGCTCTTTTAGATCTTTGCCAAGAGATTCGGACATCTTTGAAAGTGCTGGAATTACTTTGTCCACAAAGCCAGATACAAGCGGCGTGATTGCATCGAGGATGAATGAGCCGACTGTCTCTTTGCCTTCATTGAAAGCTTCTGAAAGTCTGGCCATCTTGCCTTGGAATGTGTCTGCCTTTGCAGATGCCTGATTCTCAAAAGTATCGGCAAGCTTCTTTGTGATCTCGTCCATTGAAAGCGTCTTAAGCTGCGCGGAAGATAATCCCACGCCAAGCTTTGCTAAAGAGGCTGTATTGCCCTCCTGTGCCTTTGCAAGAGCATTTGTGACCGCCTCTAGCGACTTACCGCTACCGGCTGAAATGTCTAAGGCCAAAGCCTGTAACTTCTGAGCTTCGCCAACATCTTTTGTAGCTCTGGCCAACCGTTCAAGCGATGGACGCAATTGCTCATCCGATACACCGAAAGCGAGCTGAGTCTTTGAGATGTAAGCCTCTGTCGCTTTTACTTGATCGTTTGTTGCTCCGGTAACATTTTGTAATGTAAGCTGTAACTTCTTCTGAGCAGCTTCATCGGCGATGGCAGATTTCACGCCATCGATTGCAAGCTTGCCAGCGTAGGCCACGGCTGCAACGGCGGCGGCTGCAAAAGCGGCAGCGGCTACCTTTCCAAATTTACCAATGCGATCCGAGAATCCTTCGACTTCATTCTGTGCGCCTTTAACGCCCTTTTTTAATTCATCGAAGTCAGCATCGAAGGTTATCTTTACTTTTGGAATTCCGGCCATTAGTCCAACCTCAAATCATTAATGACGCCTTGAATCATTGAGATGTATTCCTTCGCAACAATTGGTGTGTAGTAATCAACCGCCGGAGCAATCCAGTATCCGCGCTTGTTGCGAGGAGCTTTAAATCTTCCGCTGTAGGTACGACCAATTGAATCGACTCCCGGGCCTGATCCGTATTCTGTGCCCCATAAAAGCGCACCGGCTGGAGCTGCATTCTGTCGCACTTTATTGCCTTTGCCGCTCTTGCTAGATTCTCCGCCGTACTTTCGGCCGACCTTCTTTGGGCCACCGATGTCCACACGAATCAATCGATCTCGCTTTGCAGCAATAGTCTGTGCAACCAACTTTGTCTGTGGAGCTGGAGCACTATGGGAGAACATCATCAATTGACCGGCTAATCGTTGAGATAATCCCATCGCTTTATCGCGTACAACAGCCTGAGTTTCTTTATCAAGCTTGTTAAGAGTTTGAATCAAATTCTTTAATTCGGCAGGTTCAACCTCGATGCTGTACACACCTTGCTTACCTGCCATTTCGATTCTCCAAAATCTCTAACGCCGTTAAGACCTGCTCCGCCGTCTGCCAACTTTCCATCGGGATGTGAGTCGCGATGGCCAGCTCGACAAGTAGTCGATTTAAGCTTCCGACGGGATAACTTTTGGGCTATCCGATCCAGCCTCTACATCCGCAACCGTTTCGATCCAAGCTTCATAAGGCTTGATCGCTTTGCCGGCTAATTCGCGCTTCATGGCGTTATAGGCCAAGAATAGTAAATCGCTGACTCCCATTGAGTCGGCTTGCTGGATAGTTTTGCCGAACTTTGATTCCCACTTCGACCACTCCGGTGGAGCTGCAACATAGGTTGCAGACTCCCCAGAGAAGTATTCGATCGTAATGTTTAGCTTCATTTATTTGCTCCCGATTCTTTTTTTAACTGAATGTCTCTGTTGGTGTTCCAACTACTTGGAATGACATTGTAACTGTCTGTGCACCCGGAGCTGCTCCGCCCACGCTTGGGAATACAGGCAATACATTGCAAGCGAACACGGCTCCTGTTGCAGCTGTTAAAGATGCAGCAAGTGTTGTGTTTGGAGCTGTTTCGCAAGCTGTCCACATTGCTTCGCAAAGTGATCCAGTCGCGCCCCAGTCTGCGAGCATTTCTACATCAAGAGTCCAAGAATCATCGATCGCTTTGTAAGCGCGGCCGTCTAAAGTTTGGTATGTCTCGATTGTGTGTTCATTTGTAAGTGTTGTTGATGTTGCTTGTGCATCGTAGCTAACGGTCGCGATAGTCAATGCTAAATCGCGGCCAGTTATGACTGTCGTTGGCATTAGTACTCCTTAGTTTGTTTGAGTGTAGTAAGTCGCGACTTCAATCTCGCAAGCGAGAATCTCCGATGCGCCTATTTGAACAGGGATTGGATTAGACACATTTCCCAATGTGTAACCTGCCGGCAATGCCGCCAGAATGCTTATTGTGAGCTGCTCGATGTTGTCGAGAGCTGCCGCGTTGGAATACATCGCAACGCCAAGAGTGATGACAAGATTGACCTTAACTTTGACCGCAGCTTTACCAATTAACACCGTTTCAAGGTACGGCGCAGATGGGACAATCGCTGCAAAAGGAACCATTGGTGCTTCTGGAACTGAGTCATAGACATTGGCAGCTACGGATGAGATTGCTGTTTTAAGAGCTCCACGGACATCAACCGCGATCGATGAGGCTGGCATTATTGACAAATCGTTTCGACATCTAAAAACGGCTGTAATAATGCCGACACTCTATTTGTAAGACTCCGGCCCATGCGATAGGGCGTACTGGCAAAATCGACGCCTTCAATCTGGCCACCGGCAGCAATTCGGCTTTGAAAGATTTCAATGCAGACGGCATACATGGCAGATTCGATCGCTGGATTGGCTGCGTAAAGTGTCGCAGCTGAGTAGCCCGAAAGCGTTGCTGTGCCATTTGGAATGATCTGTCGCTTTGTCACATCGGCATTTGTAAGAGCTGCCGTGAAGTAATAATCGCCAACCTTGACGACTGTAAAAGTGTTTGAGAATGGTGCTGGCAATCCAGCAACGATGACTGATTGACCAATAACAAAATTGTGAACTCTTGGGCAATAGAAATAAGCCACATTGTCTTTTAATTCGTAAGCATCGACGGCAGATTGATTTGCCACAAGAAGCGGCAAAATTACAGCTTCTCCCGAATCGATTATCTGTTCAAGATAAGCGTCATTATAGAGAGAAGAGCTCACACCTAAAACAGATCGCAACTGTGCAGCTGTGATGACGGATGGCATGAGCTCTTCCCTTCTACGGCTGGCCTAGCTCGGGAGCGAACTAGGCCATGATTGATTGTTAGCGATTTATCAGGTTTTATTTACGCCAAATGCGCCAGCACCGATTTTTGTTGCGATTGCACCGTAACCGTACATCATGATTGAAATTTGGCCGGAGGCAATTACATCAGCGCGTAACTGATAAGTAGGGCCTTCGTACCATGTGTAAGCATCTGGATTGACGATCAAAATTGAATCGTCTGTGTCTGTTGTTGCAGCTGTGTTCGCTGTTACATACAAATCAAGTCCTGCAACATTTCCGCGAACAGATGTTGGAGCAGCTACGCCGCCAGCATTTGATGGAACCTGTGCGTTATAGATAGGGCGTCCGCTCTCGTTAAGTGTCATGACATTTGCCCATTGGCTTGTGTTCATGATGATGTTACGAGCAAAGCCTTGTGTGTTTGTATAAACAGATGCAGCACCGCGAGCAACTACACCGAGAAGCTCGGAAGCTGTTGGATAGGTTGCAATTGATGTTGAGTCAGCTGTCGCACCTGTGCACAATGCAAGGTTCACAGCTGTATCGGTTGCCTTTGCGTACTGTGCAGCGAGATTATTCATAAGCTCCTGCATAAACAAAGGATTTGAACGATCTAGCAATTCAACAGAGAATTGCTGTTGTCCTGCATACTTCTTGACATCAACTGATACAAATGCAGAATTCTGATCTGTGTTTGATGGAGTGCCTTCTTCAGCTGTAACCGCAACGGTCGGCAGGACTGTGATCTTTGGGATCTCAAATGTCATACCTGCATCTGGCAATGCTCCACGAGAGATTGCATCAATGTTGCTGCGTGTTGTGTTAGCAAGGCCATTGATCACGGTTGTGAGCTGGCGTGTAGGTACTAGACCTGCATTGTCTGTTGTATCTGCCGCAGCTAATACATACTGACGAGCATCTTCGTTTCCAAGTGATGCGCGGATAGTGTTTTCAAGCAACTTCACGGCTGTGAACTCTAAGCGAGGCTTTGAAGTCCATCCTCCGACAGCTGGCTTTGCGCTTGCTGTTACTGACTGAGCAGCTTCTACCGTCTCGACGGTATCCGCGTTTGTGACGGTGTTGTCCACTTCGTCTCCTTCTGTTGTTGGTGTTACCTCTGCATCGACTGTCGATTCAGAATCTTTAGGCTCTTCTTCTGCCGCTGTTGCGGCGACTTCGCTAACTCTTGCTGATCTTACGGCCGGCTCTGTAACCAAAGCGACGCCGGTGAGCTCTCCTGCAAGTACGCGCATTGATCCATCCTTTTCCATTGTGTATTCATCCACTGCCAATTCAATTGAGAATCCGTCGCGTAATCCAGCCATTGCCTCTTCAAGTGCATCGGATCCGGCTGTCGTGTTAGCGATTTTGAATGTTGCATCGATTGAATCTTCATTGACTGTCATTGACAATGTTTTCCCAATTGGTCGTGTGCGATCGTGCTCAAGATTGAGCTTTACATCTGCCGGAGCAACGGAATCCTTTGCAAAGATTACTTTCCCAGTTGATGCATTTGCCACTTCTTCAAATGCAACAATGCGACCTGTGATTGTGCGCGCGGTTGAATCAGCCGCCGTGATTGTCATTGGTGTTGTGATTTTCATAGCAGCATGTCTTCTTCCTCGCGTATTTCATCGATCGACATTGCGCCGATGCGATTTAAGATTTCATAAACTTGCGCGCGCTCGTAAGGATTGCCGCGCAAGAAGTCATCAAGATCAAATTTTACTTCATTGCCAAGCGATGTGAAATCTTGGAATGATAAACGCTCTTCAATTATTGACATGTAATTTCTGAAAGCAAAATCCACCAGGTCGCGCCTCTTGTCCAAAGCGTTGGAGTAAGTGAAGCTTGATTGCTGTGAATCGGTGAAGTACGCTGGCAATCCGCAAGCGCGAGATAATTCAAGCGCAACATAATTGCGAGCTTCATTTAATTGAATTGATTTTGGATCAAAGCCAAGAGTTTCTAGCGTTACATCTGCATTCAAAAATGCTGTTGATTTATTTGCGCGAGCTGTGCGCCAGGCTGTAAGCAATTTAGCAACGCGATCGGCTGGCAATGATGTGCCATTTGATTTCAAGACCATTTGTGGGATTGGCTCGACGGCAAAATTCATTGCAGCTTTTTCAAGCGCGGCAGCTGCGCGAATTGTGCGCCCAGCGCGTGAGAGCAATCCTTCTTGCGATCCGGCGAAGACCACAAGATAGTTTGGATCTACAAAGACGCCATCGATTGAATAAGAATTGATCTCTGTGCCATTGGCATTTGTTGTAATTGAAATGCGCTCCGGTGCAACGCGCTCCATTGCTCGAATTTTTCCTGTGTCTGCATAACGCTCTGTTACATAAGCGTAAGCACTAGGAAAGAAGAAGAGATCAGAAATCATCCATGACCAGAATGTAATTCCGGGGATTCTTGGATCTGGCTGATTGATGACACGCGGTTGAGCGACTCTTTCGCCGGTTGCTGTGTTGCGTGTGTGCATTGGTAATGATCCGATTGTCTGGATAATTCCAAGCGAGCGCGCCACGGTAGGCACACTCATTG